CGCAAGCAGGCCCGCACGATTGACCTACTGGACAGCACGGTACGCGGGCTCCAGACGACCCTAGAGAACAACACGGCAGAGATGATCGCAATGACGACCGCTCTAGCCGTGTCCGATGAGCGCAACGCCGAGTTACGGCAAGAGTATCAGCAGAACCAACTGGTCAACACGGCAGCGCGGCAGAAGTTACACGAGCGGGTGGCGCAGTTAGAGACGATTGTCGATCGCCTGACGACCGAGAACGCGACCAACGCCAACCGGGCGCAAGTCGCGGAAGCGGAAGCGACGTGGCTGGTCGAAGAAAATGCGATGCTGCGGGCGGCAACCGATGCTGAGACCCTGGCAAAGATTGATGCGGATATGATCGAACGCGGGAGGCGGGTCAATGCTCAGTAATCTCCCAGCGGTCTGGGCTGTCATCAAAACCGTGGTGCGCCATTATTGGGCGCCGCTGTCGCTTGTCCTGATCGCGTTGTTAGGAATCGGTATTGGCTATCTCATCTATAGGGGAATGTAATGTCGAAATCGAATGCCTTTGAAACCGCCTTGCTGGGGCTCGTGTTTGAAAACACGGCCATTACGAACGTCGGCGATGCAGGTGGCCTGCGCGCAACCGCAACCGCTGGGTCGTTGTACGTCAGTCTGCACACCGCCGATCCTGGGGAGGCCGGGGATCAAACGACCAGCGAAGTGACCTACACGTCCTATGCGCGTGTGGCGATCGCCCGGTCAAGCGCTGGCTTTACGGTGACGGGCAATACCGTGGCCTGTGACGCGGATGTCGTGTTCCCCGCAGGCACGGGCGGATCGGGTACGGCGACCTATTGGGGGATTGGGACGCTGGTCAGTGGCGCGGGCCTCCTGCTCTACAAGGCGGCGATTAGTCCCAGCATCGTGACGGGCAACGGTGTCACACCACGCTTGACCGCAGGCAACATGGCGACTGAGGATTAGTTCATGGCGATTGCGCTGCGCGGCACTCAGACCGCCCTCAACACGACCTCGGTGAACAAAGTCACCGGGGTGGTTGATGATGACCTGATGATTGTATCGTGTATCGTCTACGATAACACGGTCACAATCACCGCGCCCGCAGGCTGGACGCTGGCCGGTTCTACCACCATCAGCGGCGGCACGGCCACCAAGCACGCGGTCTATTACAAAAAGGCGGCGAGCGAAGGTTCGTCCTACTCGTTCACCAACAGCGGCGGCGCCTATACCGATTTGTTGAGTATCGCCTATTCGGGCGTCGATACCACAACCCCGATGGATGCCACGGCGGTATCGAATACCGGCACGAGCGGCACACCCACGATTACGGGCATTACGACCGCAACCGCCAACGCACAACTCGTGCTCTGTCTTTCCGGTTATAACAACGACGCGGGCGCCGTGAGTGGAATGACCGCCCGGATTAGCGCGTTTGATAGCGTGAACTATATCTACGACAAGAGCCAGGCCAGCGCGGGCGCGTCCGGATCATTTACCGCCACCAATAGTAGCGACGGCTGGATCTTCTGGTTGTTGGCGCTGCGGCCACAAGGGGCGGGTGGTACGGCCTCAATCACCGCCGCCACCGGCACGGCCACGGCTGCCACGCTGACCGGCTCCAGTAGCGTCCAATCGGCCATGACCGCAGGTGCGGGCGTTGCGACCGCCTCCAGCTTGGCGGGCAAAGCAGCGGCCCAATCGGCGCTGAGTAGCGCAAGCGGCGGCGCAACGGCGGCAAGCCTTGCCGGTTCAAGCGCTGCTCAGAGCGCCATGAGCGCGGCTGCGGGCGTTGCCAGTGCGAGTACCCTGGCTGGGGCTAGTTCAGCCGCTACAGCGGTTTCTGTGGCCGCTGGGGTGGCAACCGCGAGTACGTTGGCCGGATCATCATCGGCCCAATCCGCAATGACTGCCGCTGTCGGTGGCGCCACGGGCGAAACGCTGTCAAGTGCGGGCGGCTCGGTGATGACAACCGCCGATGGCGTGGCAACCGCTGCCACACTGGCGGGCGCGTCGTCTGCGCAATCAGCGATGACCAGCGCATCGGGCGTGGCGACGGGCGAAACGCTGACCGGCATTGCGGCTACTGGCTCGGTGATGAGCGTTGCCGCAGGAAGCGCCAGCGCAAGCACGTTGACCGGCTCCAGTGTGGTTGCGTCCGTGATGAGTGCGGCGAGTGGCCTCGCATCCGCTATTGCTCTGGCGGCCTCCAGTATCGCCCAAAGTGTGATGGATGTCGCGAGTGGCGCCGCAACCGGCTTGACGTTGGCACCGGCAGGCGCCGCCCCAACCCGCTTTGTCTCAACCACCCTGCCCGACCGCCCGACCTATCGCCTGGGATCGCGTCCCACCTACACGCTGGACGACCGCCCGACCTATACGCTGGAGGATTAGTTCATGCCACGACGGATCAAGATACCGGGCTTCCCGGAAGAGCAGCGCCCCGATGAGCGCGTGGCGTATGACCTGACCATCTCCGCTACCTACCCCAGCCCGTCAACGCCGGCCGGGAAGCTCTACGACATCACCGAGCGGGGCACCGAGACCGATGTGACCGCAAGCAAGCTCTCTGGCAGCGCGGCCATCGTGGGCCAGGTGATGACCTCGCCGCTCGTGATTTCGCTGGTAGCGGGGCGGGTGTATCGCCTAGAGTTTCAATTCGTGAGCGGCGGGAATACGTTCGAGCCCTACGGGCTGATCTATGGGGTGGCGTAAGTGGACCCGATCATCATTCACGCGACACATGCGACACATGAAAAAGCATGGCGAGAACCATTTTTGAATGCACTTGCTGAATGTGGAAGTGTACGTCAGGCTGCGAATATTGCGAAGGTTCACCGCTCTACCGTGTACCGTGAGCGGATCGATGATCCTGAGTTTGCGCAGATGTGGGATGTGGCAAAAGAGCGTGGTATTGACGCTCTGGAAGATGCGTGTATTGAACGTGGCTTTGCGGGCTCCGATACCCTGCTGATCTTCCGATTGAAAGCCGAGCGCCCCAAGTATCGCGACAAGCAACCAACCGGCATGACGATTACGCTGGACCAACTTCAGCAGATGAGCACCGACGAACTTGACGATCTCGCCGCAAAACTTGCGCGCCTTGGTTGAGATCGAACGCGAGAAGCGCCGCCGATCCCAACCGAAAACCGCCGATGCGTTGACGTGGGCAACGACCAACGCCACGATCCCGCACCCGCAGCGCGGGCTGGTGGGCTTTGTGCCGTATCCCTATCAGGCGCAGTTCTTAGGCATGCAGGCGCCACGGCGGATCATCCTGAAAGCACGGCAGATCGGGTTTAGCCAGGTGTTTGCCTTAGAAGCGCTCTACACCGCTGCTCACACCCCAGGTGCCACGATCCTCCTGGTCAGCCGGTCGCAGGATCTGGCCGTCAACCTCTTACGCTATTGCTACGTCGCCTATAACCGCCTGCGCAACGCGCCAACGCTGGTGAAAGAGAATGAGAGCGAGATGGGCCTGGCGAATGGCAGCCGGATCAAGAGCATCCCGGCCAACCGATCAACCGGGCGTGGCTTTGCGGCAACCGATGTGTACCTGGATGAGTTTGCCTATGCCAGTTATGCCGATGAGATTTATCAGTCGGTCAGCCCAACCATTAGCCAGGGCGGGCGTCTGACGATTGGCAGCACGCCTAATGGCGTCGGCAACCTGTTCCATAGCCTGTGGGGGGGCGGCGAGTTTACCCGTATGCGCGTGCCGTGGTATCGCTGCCCGGCCTATAACCCAGAGGGCGCCACCTTGCCCGATGATGACCAGGCCAGAGCCGTGGGAGAAGCGGGCGCGTGGTACGCCAAAGAACACCAGAACTACACCGCTGCCCAGTGGGCGGCTGAGTATGACTGTGACTTCGTGGGATCGGGCGATGCGGTATTCGGTGTGGACTTGATTGACCGGGCCGAAGTAGGGGCGCTTGGTGATATGCCACCCGTTGCCGGCCATCATTACGTGACGAGCGTTGATGTGGGACGCCGCAACGACGCCACGGTGATCAATACCGTCGATACCAGCGTTGACCCCTATCAGCGGGTCGTCCACGAACGCCTGGAGCGCACGCCGTACCCAATCCTGCAACAGCGGGTCAAGGCCAGGATGGATCGCTATCCAGGCCGCCTGCTGATTGAAAGCAATGGCATCGGCGATCCCTTTATTGAGACGATGGACGTCCCCGCCGATTCGTTCGTGACGACCGCCAAGAGCAAAGTGCAGGCGATCCAATCCTTTCAACTGTTGCTCGAACAGGGCCGCTACAAAGCGATCTGGACGCCCCAAGAGCGGCGCGAATTGATCGGCTATCAGTGGCAAGATGCCAACCTTGTGCAAGATTGTGTGATGAGTTTAGCGATCGGGGCACAAGCCCTGGATCGGCCAGAACCGAGGCTCCGATGGCTGTAAGTTTATCAACCCGCGCTCGGCAATGGCTGGGCACCCTGCGCAAGTCGCTGCCGTTCCCGGTGACGGGCCGGGGTGTGTGGTCAAGTTGGTCGTCACCCGCCTGGAATGACTTTACGTTTGACCGCCTGGCCCACGAAGGCTACCGCCTGAACGCGGCGGTGAATATCTGCATTCAGAAACTCGCCACGTCCTACCAGCAGGCGCCGATCCTGGTGAGCGATCGTGGGCAGTTGGTGGAGGATAGCCCGATCGGGATGCTGCTGAACGCGCCCAATCCGCTGATGAGCTGGCACGAGTTGGCCATCATCATTCAGGTCTACAAGAGCATCGGCGGCGCCTGTCGGTTGCACAAGGTACGCGGGGATAATGGCGAGGTGTTGGAGTTGTGGCCCTACCACATCGGCCAGATCGGCGCCATCCCCGGCACAACGCAATGGATCGATCATTATGTGTTCACCAGTACCGGACAGAAGATCGATCAAGCTGACATCATCGATCTGCACTGGCCGAGCGTTGACCCGCGCAACGTGTGGGAGGCGCTGCCGCCGCTGATGGCGGTTGCCCGTGAAGTCGATACCGATAGCGAGGCCACGCGCTATCTGTACGCCCTGCTGTATAACGACGCCGTGCCGATGACCATCATCAAGACCAAGCGCACATTGACCGATACGCAATTCGGGCGCCTGGCCGCCCAATTCCAGAACCGGCACGGTGGCAGCAATCGCGGCACGGTCGCTATTCTTGAGGAAGATGCCGACGTAAGCCGCATGGCGCTCAACCTGGAAGAGATGGCCTTTGAGGCGATGCGCCGCGTCCCAGAGAGCCGGATCGCGGCGATGTTTGGCGTACCGGCGATGTATGCGGGTCTGACCGTGGGCCTGACGCAAAGCACCTATAACAACGTCAGTGAGGCGCGCAAGTCATTCTTTGAAGATACGATCATTCCGCAGGCCACGCTGGACGATGGCGCGATTGCGCGGGCCTTAGAGGCCGACTTCGGGAAGTTCTCCATTCACCGCGCCTGGGATCGCGTGCCTGCCTTGCAAGAGAACC